GCTAAATCAATAGAAGATTTATAAGTATTTTTTATTTTAGTAATAGATTCATTATAATTAATGATTGTAAATGTGTAAAAACAAACATTAAATATAATTACAAAATATAATAAAAAATAATTTTCAAAATGAATTCTAATTTTAGATTTTTGAACTTTGATTTTTCGATACATCTTTAACCTTTAAAAATAACCATTTTCTAATGCCCATGGATCATCTGGTTCATCATCTTCATCATCTATTGAATTGTAAACATAATTAATAATATTATGTATATGCTCATCAGATAATTCTTTAATGTTTGTCACATTCCAAAAATAGTCATTATATTTTAACTTCAAATATGAACTTAAAATATCTATGGTTTCATCATTAAATTTTAAATCTATTCTCATAGTTAATCTTCAATGTAAAGTTTGATATTTTTAAATTCATTCTGTAATTTTTGAAATTCTTCATAACTCTTAACTGTTCTTATATAATGTTTAACATTATCTTTTATAAAATACACAAACATTTTATTCTCCTTCTGGTATTAATGATAAAAATTTATCACAATTTTCTTTTATATTTTTAAAAAACCAAATATCAACATTATCATTATCATATTGTATTTTATCTTCCATATAATCTCTAAGTGATAAGACTAATTCTTCTAATGCCTTTAACAATTCTTCATTCATAAAATCTCCTTTAATTTTTTATTAATGTTTTAAAAATTCAATTAAATCAGAACCTTTATAAAAAGCTTTACCTTTATAGTCTGTTTCAACTTTACCAGTAATTGTTCCGAAAACCTCTATTACATATTCTTTTTCATAGTATGCTAAAGGATTTATACAATCTTGTTTAACAATAAATTTTAATAAATCAGCTTTAGATACAACCATTTTTGTTTCATTTTTAAACACTAATGGAATCATTGGTATATTAATTGATTTAAATTTTTTACCAAATTCTGTAGAATTATCTAAAAATATTTGAATTTTATCAACTTCTACAAAATCAGATTTTTCAATAGTTGTAAATGACACAAAATTTGTTTCTTCTGTATATGTATTATCATCAGTTCCAATAAATTCAATTTTTGCTTTTATTTTATATTTTTTACCTAATTCGGCTTTTACATAATCAACTAAAGCACCTGATGAACTATTTGCTACCACTGTTCCAACTAAAACATTTACTGGTTGTTCATTTTCATCCAAAAACGTTATTCTATTAACCTTTTTTATTAGCGTCTTATCGTTTGGAGTTGCTGATAATTCAATAGTAAAAAACTTTTCTGTATCAGATCTATTATTTGCTAATACAATATTTGTATTTTCAATTCTTTCATAATCATCTGAATATCCAGAACCAGCAAAATCATATTCAATTGCTAATGTAAAAAATACATTTAATGGATTTGGCATTTACGTATTCCTTAATCAAACATGAAATTTTTCATGTTCTTTTTAATGTATTTATCTTTTTTATACTTCTTAGAAGCAACAACTTTTGTAGAAAGATCTATCTCTCTTTCTATGTTTTTCTTTATGTTGAAATCTCTATTGTATTTCATTTTCTATATCCTTTTTTAAATATTTATAACTATTATAACATTTTAAATTTAAAAATTGTTTAAATCTATTACTTCTATTCCACATTCTTTAAAAATTTCTTTAGTTATTTTAAAAGATTCTTCCCATTTTTCAGAATGTTTATATTTCATAACAACAGTTTTAATGTTTGTATTAGATATAATTTTTGCACATTCATTACACACTGGTAAACCATAAACAAACAATAAAGAATTATCAATATTAATCCCATAATTTAATGCGTTTATTAAAGCATTCATTTCAGCGTGAATTATTCTAGAATATTTAAATTCTCTATTTTGATATAAATCTTCTGTATCATTAAATCTTGAAGAGAATCCATTGTAACCAGTAGCAAGAATTCTACCTGTATCAGAAATTATTACTGCACCTATTTTTGAAGATGGATCTTTTGACCACTCTGAAACATCTTCTGCTATTTTCATAAATCTGTTTAACCATTTTTCAGATTTGATATTCATCTATATCTCCTAACGTAAAATCTATTATTTGTTCTTCTTCTGTTTCTTGAACTGGAATATTTTCAAAAATCAAATCAATATCCAAATCTTCAATTAAATCTTTTAAATCTTGAATATTCATTTTATAATCCTATTAAATTAATTAAGACATCATTATCTATAACTAAATCATTCAACAACATTGCAAAATAATTCATATCTGCATTAGTTAAAATTAAATTACATAACATAAAATCCATAGTATCTCCTTAATAATAGTATAAAGCATCTTTTTTGTTTAATGGAATATAGTCTTCTATATCGCCTGAAAGTTTTAACTCTTTGCATTCTTCTATTGGTAAAACATCATTAATTTTTTTATTAAAAATTTTGTCACCAAAAGAATTTAAAAATAATAATTTTTTACCATATTTAAATTCTATTTTACCAAATATTTGTAAATTAAGCTCATTTGTTTTTAATTCTTGTATTAAATAACTAACTGGAATTAATTTTGAACAATCCATCAATTCATTATTTCTAATAAATGATTGTGTGTTTTTAGATAAATGATCAATATTATATAATGAATTAAAAATGCAATTACCTCTTTTTAACCAAACCGTTTCATCATCTTTTCTGTATAAAAGATTAGGAGATGATATATTTGCTATCGAAATTCCTAATCTTTCTGTTACTTCATTAGCTAAAAAATAATTTTTTAATGTATTCATTTTAAAACCTTATTTAGTTAAAAATCCAAGATTATAAATAGGTTTTACATCAACTATTGTATAATAATCTACTTCTTCATTAATGTATTCTTTAGCTTCTTTTATTGTCATTCTTTTATTGAAAATATCATATTCAGCAATACTTTTCATCCAATGTTCGTCACCATTTGGATCTAGGACTTTTGCTTCAAAATACCACAAAACATCTTCAATATTAATAAATTCTTTATTGACTTCTTCTATTTCTATTTCATTATATGGAAAACAATACATTCCATTATAAATGTCTTCTACTTTAAAAACATCGCTAACATATCTGTCTTCTTCTCTTAACATGACTAATTTATCACCTATTTTAAATTTAGGATTAATATTATTTTGAACTTTTATAAATTTAGCTAAAATACTTCCTAAAACATTTAAATTTAATTCACCATTATCAAAATAATATGCTTCTTCATAATCATAAAAAGTAAGACCTAAATCTTTAAAAAATTCTTCATTTTCTTTAGGGTTAAGTAACATATTTACTGTATTAGTATTTTCTAAAACACCTTCTTTTAAATTTAAAATAATTTCTGTGCAATATTTCTGATTTGTATATCTAGCATAACTTTCAGCATTTATTACATTTTCTAGAATATGTTCTATAATGTCATCTATTGTATAATCTTTTTCTTTTGTATCTTGAAATGTTACAGTATATGTTTTATCTGCAATTTGAGTATCATATTTTGTAACAAAAACTTCTTTCTTTTCTCTAACTGTTGGTATCATCTTTGTCTCCTTATTTAAAATATTTGAAACAATTATAACACTTTAAGTTTAGGTTTTTATTAAATTTTTGCACAAGTTGCACTATATTTAAAAATTATTCAGATAAATAAGATAAAAGAGTTTAATAATGGCTATAGATGATAAAGATTATCAACGTTTTAAACAATTAATTGCTTATAGAGAATCAAGAGGAAATTATAAGGCAGAAAATTCTGGTGGTTTTTTAGGTAGATATCAATTTGGTGCACCAAGATTATATGATTTAGGATTATTAAAACGTCCATGGGACAAAAAACAAGGATCTCAAAAAGCATTTTTAGCTAATGAAGATAACTGGACAATTAAAGGCGGTAAAGAAAGATTTTTAAATGATCCAGAATTACAAGAACAAATAGCCGATGTTCACTTTAAAAGATTATTTGCAACCATTAATAAAAATAATAATTTATCTACAGAAGAAACATTCGGTAGAACCGCTGCATCACACTTGCTTGGCACAGGAGGAATGAAAGATCTAATTTATGGAAAAAAAGATAGAACAGATGCAAATGGAACAAAAGCTTCTGATTATTATAATATGGCTAAAAATTTTAAAACAGCATCTATAGGTAAAGATATAGATGTTTCTGGATCTGTAAATATAAATCAGGATTCTGGACTTTCGACTGATACAACTCCAGTAAAAACGAAAGATTTAGATTTTAAAATGGAAGATTTAGGTGTAACAGCCGGAGCTTTATTGGCCGGATTAAAAAATGCTGGAGTAACTCCACAAAAAATCAAAACATCTGTTTCTAATATTTTTAAATCTGATTCTAAATCAGAATCTAAAAAAGAAGAAAATAAAAAAGAAGAAAAAAAATCTAGTGTTGTAGATAATACTTTAAAAGCTTTAGATGGTGTAAAGGTTTTTACAAAAGCACTAGAAATTGAAACAAACGGAGTTTCAGATTATTCAAAATTAAGCACAGAAGTTCAAAATAGATTTGGTGCTGCTATATTAAAACAATTAGAAGAAACAAATACAACCTTAAAAACATTTGTTAATAAAGTGATAGATAATCAAGATACATCTATTAAACACAATACACCAACTCCTGTTTCTAAAGCAAATTCTAAAACAGAAAAATCTCAAGAAGTATCAGAAAATTCAGGAACAGGTTTGGGAATAGCAGGATTAGCTGGATTAGCATCATTTTTCTTACCTGAAATTGCATCAGCTATAAGATTATTCTTTAATTCAACTAAATTATTAACATGGTTTAAAGATTTGTTGGAATCTGTTCCTTTAATTAAATCTTTAAAATCTTTTGGATCTTCATTATTTGATGGTTTAAAAACAGCAATAGAATTTGGACAAAAATGGATTCCAAAAATAGGTAATTTTTTCTCTAAAGAATGGGCAATTTGGTCTGAGAGATTAGGAAAAATATGGGGTTATGTTTCACCTTTATTGGGTGGTATTAAAGACGCAGCTGTAAAAGCTGGAGCGGCTGTTGTAGATGGAGCTAAATCTGTTGGTAAATCTCTTGTATCAGGTGCAAAATCAGTATGGGGAGAAATATCATCAACCGTTTCATCTACAGTAGATTCTGTTAAAAATTCAGAAACAGTTAAAACAGCAGTATCTGCGACTAAAGATTTTGTTGCTCCAGCAGCTGAAAAGGCAGTTTCTTGGTGGGACAAAACCAAAACATTTGCATCAGAAACATGGGATTCAACCGTCAAAGTTGCAAATGAAACAGTGGATGTCGTAAAAGCAGGATATGATTATACAAAAGGTTTGGTAACAAGCGGATGGCAAACAGCCAAAGGATTTGTAAATTCTAAATTAGTTGGTCCATTTATTGATTGGTTAGAAAAATATGGAGCACCTATTGTTGATGGAGCAAAAAAATATTTTAATATCGCAATAAATTCAAAAGTTGCTAAAGGTTTTATGGATTTTTTACCTGGTGGCGGAATTATAAAAAAAGGTATGGATTTATTTGATTCTATTTTGCCTAATATAGATGGAAAATCTCCATTGACTTGGCTTGGTTCTAAAGTTGTTGACGGATTTTCGAAATTATCTAGTAATTTTGCAACTTTTGCTAAAAAATTGGGTTTAGGTGGAGCAATAAAATATATTTTTAAAAAAATTCCAGTAATTGGTTTATTATTATCTATACCACAGGCATTAAGATATTTAGCAGATGGTGATTACACAAAAGCTGGTGCAGCTATCATTTCTGGCATAGCTGGATTATTTCCTGGTGCAGGAACAGCAATATCTGCCGGAATAGATGCAATGCTATTAGCAGATGATATGGGAGTTTTACCTGATGTTACGAAAGTTCTGGGTTCAGAAGAACCTGTGAATGTATCTGATTTAAAATTAGATGATTTAGCACCAACTTCTGGAGATGTGTCTAAAGTTTCAGATTCAGTATCTGGAGAAAATGACGTTCAAGGTGTTCAAAATCCAGGATATGGTAAAGTTCCAAATGATGTTGTTTTATCAGATAAAAATGATATATTTTCTCAAGTATCTTATTCTAATTCTTATCCTTATTTAGTAGATAGAAATATTACAGAATTATATAATTCTTCATCAGTTCAATCTAATGTTTTGTCTTCATATGATTCTGTTTTAACACCTATTTTTAGAGCATATCCAGATGCATTTTTATCTTCAGGATTTAGAGGAAATGAATTAAATTCAAAAGTTGGCGGTAAATCAGAATCTAAACATAAATCTGGACAAGCTTTTGATATTCAATTTAAAAATCATAATGTAACAGAAGTTATGAATGCTATTGCAAATAATGAAATACCCGGTTTAAAACAAGATGGATATTATTTACACGAAGGTTCGTGGTTACACGCACAAGCAGTTCCTGGTCCTAATTCTAAATTAAGAACTGCCGTTTATGATAAAAGTTCTGGTCACGCTTCCGCATTTGTTCCAACCAGAACAGCAAAACAAACTGTTGTGTCTATAGAACACGATACTTCTAATGCAGAAGGTATTGCTAATTTATCACAAAAAATAGATGATACTCAAAAAGCCGTTGCAAATGTTGCTAATGCTGTTGCAGCAACAACACCTGGAGCTCAGGAAAATACATTAAGAGATGCAATGAATTCTAATGTATATTAAAATTTAAGCAAAAAGAACACTAAATATTTATGAAAAAGATAAATAATTTAATAAGTTTATCTTATTAAAACTTTTACGATTATCAATATCTGAAAAAGATAAATAATTTCGTAAAAATTAAAATTAATTATAGAAGGTCAATATGATTGAAATATTAAAAAACGTTCTTAACGAAGATGTATTGACTTCTGAACTTCAAAGTGAAATTGAAAATAGATTTAATGAAGCTGTTGAAGAGAAGTCTAAACAACTTGTTGAAGAAAGAATAGAAGAAGAGAAGCAAAATTTAATAGAAGAATATGATGCTAAGCTTGAAGATTTAAATGAAATGTTAATTTCTAAATTAGATAAATTTTTAGATGAAGAAATTGAAAATCTTAAAGAATCAATAAGCGAAAGAATAACATACGATTTAGATATCGAACAAGCTGATACTATTATTGAAGCATTCGATGCTATGGTTGTTGCTTCAGGCGCAGATTTGCTATCTATTCAAAATAAGTTTGAAGAGAAAACATCTTCTAAAGAAGCTGAATTAACAGAGAAATTGAATTTAGCAATAGCTAAAAATTTAGATCTTAAGAGCAAAGTTCTCGAGCTTGAAAAAGAGATGACTTTATCTGAAGCTTGCAGAGATCTTACTATTTCTGAAGCAGAAAAACTAAGAAAAGTTGCATCACTTTATTCTGTAGATGAAGATTTTGCTGAAAAGGTTAAAGTTCTTAAAGAGTCAATGCTTGAAAAGGCAGAAGAAACTCCAAAAGAAGAGAAAAAAGAAGAAATTAAAGAATCTTGGGCAAAATATTGCTAAAAAGATAAATAATTTCGTATTTATTTTAATTTAAGAAAACAAAAGGAAAATGATAAAATGAATTTAACTGAGAAATTTCAACCAATTCTTGAAAGCTCAAAATATGAGCCTTTAAAAGAATCTGATAAAAATATTATGGCTCTTGTATTAGAGAATACTTCAAAAGAAGCTGAAGCTCTAATTAAAGAATCTGGCACAACTACTGGTGATATTGCACAATTTACACCAATTATGATTCCATTGGTAAGACGTGTATTTCCAAAACTTATAGCTAATGAGTTACTAGGCGTCCAGCCTATGGTTATGCCAACCGGCTTCATCTATTCACTTTATAATAGATTTGTTGGTAATGGCATTAATCCTATTAAAGGAACAAATGCTGGTCAAGTTATAGAAGTTACAAACACTGGTCTTAATGTTGGTGATGCAGCAACTTCAGCAGCTGGCGGTAATGGCAAAGTTGTTTTTGTTGATAAGATTAATGGTCTTGTTCTTATTTCACTTGACGATAAAACAAAAGGTTTTACAAAAGGTGAGACATACGGCGCTGGTGGTGCAATTAAGAACGTTTATTCTAATGAAGCTATCTTCCACACAATTCTTCCATCTTACAGTGGTCCAGTATCTACTGCAGTTGGTGAGGTTATGGGTAAAGATATTAACGAAGTTGGTTTCGATGTTGCTAAAAAAGCAGTTGAGGTTCAAACTCGTAAGTTAAAAGCTAGATATACTTTAGAAATGTATGAAGATCTTAAAGCACAACATGGTCTTTTAGCAGATGAAGAGCTTATGTCTTTAATGCAAGCTGAATTACAAACAGAAATAGATAGAGAAGTTCTTAAGTTTGTTAATGATAATGCAACACACGTAGCTGATCCATTTGCTCCTTCAACTGTTGATGGTAGATGGGAAATTGAGAAATACAGAGTTCAAGCTATTAAGATTGATCTAGAGTCTGCTAATGTTGGTATTGATACAAAACGTGGTAATGCAAATGTTATTGTATGTTCACCAAAAGTTGCAGTAATGTTATCTCAAGCTGGATCATTCAAATTTGCTGATTCTTCAGCTAATATAGATCAAAAACTATTTAATGGTCTTGTTGGAACATATGATGGCAGATATCGTGTAATTGTTGATCAATATGCAACAAGCGATTATATTACTGTTCTTTATAAAGGTTCTGACCGTCGTGATGGACTTGGATTTTTCTGTCCATATGTTCCACTAAGTTTCCAAAAATTGGTAGACCCTGAATCTGGTGCTCCAAGTATTATGTTAAGAACACGTTATGGACTTACAACCAACCCGATGAATGCCGAATGGTATGCAAGAAACTGGGCTGTAGATTTAAGTCATACAATCTTAGCTTAATTTTAAATGAATCTCCTTTCAAAGGAGATTCTTTAACTTTTTATAAATCTTTCAATTTTATCAAATTAAAGATATTCATTAGAAATAACTTTTATAATCTCTATTCCATCAGTACTTTTTAAAACAAAACCTTCAAGTTTTTTACCACATTTTTCATTAACTTCTATTAAGAGTTTATCAATAAATTCTTGCAAATTATTTGAATATTCTGATGGTTTTTGTAATTGATATTTAGAATCTGTAATTTCTACATGTTTATCAAAAAGATTTAAATTCTTTAATATTTCATATCTTTCTTCACAAGTAAAATATTTTTGGTTATCAATATCCCATATATTAAATATTTTTAATTGATTTTTAACTACTTTATGAGGATTATTTTGAATTTTAGGTCCTATAATTTCACCTTGAATAGCAATATTTCTTTTATAATCACTTAATACATTTAACACTTGCTCTGTATATAAATTAGAAACTTCTGGTTTTAATTCTAAATTTCTTGAACAAACACCTACAGTTCCATTATAATAATAATTTGTAAAAGAAGTACCATCGTTTTTCAAAGTGATCTCGAATTTTTTATCTTTAATTCTATCATAATCTTCTTCTGTTAAATTTTGTATTCTAATACAATCTGTTTTTTTAATAAAAGAAGGAAAACTTCCTTTTGCATCTAGATTATTAGAACTAATCGGAATTTCGTATTTAAGAACATTAAATGTTTCTGTTAAATCTGCTCCTAAATCTGCTTTAAGAATATTAGGTATAACAAATCCTTGTGAAAATTGACCTTTCATTTTTATTGTTTTTATTAAAATTCCTTCTTTATTATTAAATGATTTATTGCATCTTTCTTTTAAAGGTGTGAGATATTCATTTAATATATTTTGATAAGGTATAAAAGAATCAATCTCAAAATATATAACATTTTCACCAATTGAATATACATCTTTAGGAATTATAACTTTCCAACCACCAAACTGAGCAAGTTCTATTCTATCTGCACCTTCAATAGGCAAAATATTGTCTATTTTCTTTACAGAAACTAATTTTCTTTGATAATCCATTTTTAACTCCTTATCCTTCTATAAACAACACTACATCTAGTGGTGTTTGAAAATTTTGATTTTCTAAATCAGACATAATAGATTCATAAGAATCTTCATCATTTATTCTTAAATCATTTAAATCAGCAAGCAATCTTCCATAATAACCATTACTTTTAGATAAAGATTTAAATAATCTTAAAATCTCTTCTCTTTTCATTGTATCTCCTTTAATTTATAGAGTAATTATATCTAATAAAGTTTAAAGTTTTATTAAATTTACCAATCTAAATCAGATTTATTATTTCTAACATTCCATCCTAGATTATTAATCATTAATTCAAGTGATTTTAAAAACATCAAATCCCAATTTTTATCAAAATCTACATAATCTTTAAATAATTGTGCAAATTTTTCATTATTAAATGCAAAAGAATCAGAATTAAGCGGATTTGGTTCTTTTAAATATAACATTTTAACTTTTTCATTAACTGTCATAGGATTAAAGGTTAATTCTAAATTATTTTCTTTAATATACTTATTTGAAACTAAAACAGATCTAGAATTTATAGGAATAGCAACCTTTCTACCATCTTTATATTGTGGTTTTTCTAAATCATAATTTAATGAATTAACACCAGAAGTTCTTGCTATTTCCATTAATGGATAATTTAAATATTGTTCTTTTACATTATTAAGCCAATCTTGAAGATGTTTCTGATCTTTTTCTAATATAATTAATGTTGCTTCTTCTAGAAATTTTCTTGCAAAAGGTGGTGTGCTAGATTTAACAATTTCTATTCCTTGTTTTTTTATTTCTGGATTATTTTCGTCTAAAAATTCTACACCTTCGTTATCTAATTCTCTCATAAAATATTTTTTCTTAGATAACCAAACAGCACCTTTAAAAATAACTTCTCTTTTCATTCCTATTTTTTGATCTTGAACTGCATTAAAAATATCTGCTAATTCTAAAATTGATTCTTCTACCTTTGGTTGTATTTTTTCATTTATAAAATTATCTATGATTTCTTTAGATTCTTTTAATGTTTTACCTTTTGTTAATTCTTCTCCAATATGATCTAATGCAAAATATGCTGAGTCAGTGTCGTTATAAACACAATAATCTAAATTGTTTAAATTTAATGATTGCATATAATCATTAACTCTTTTACTAACCAATTGAATAAAAAATCTTCCATTTCCTGTAATTGCTCTTGCCATTTCTTGATTAAACATTGCAAAATATTTAGAAGACAAACAACCATATCCTGAATTCATCAAAATTTTTAAAGCATTTTGAACAATATTTAATAATTGAGCCATTAATTCAGCTTCTTTATAATCTAATTCTGCTTCCTTTAATTTTTCAGCTTCTGCAGAATATTTTAACATTTCCTTTTTCTTTACTTTTCTTTTAGAATATATTGTTTCAATTAAAGCTGGAATAATGCCTTTTTTATCTTTAGAGAAAAATGCGCCATTAATAGAATATGCTATATTATATTTTTTACAAATTTCTGAAAAATTTTTTAAAATTTCAGGTTTTTCAAAATATAATTTTAATAATCTTTCTTCATCTTCATCATATAAATAAGTGTCTTTAAAATCCTGTAATTCTTTTGGTAATTTATTATATGGAATAAATGTTTCTGGCGACATATTAAAAGAATACATACCTAATAAAGGATACATCGAGTTGACATCTAGTGAAAATCCCCAATCTATTTTAGATAATCGTGGATCTTTAACATATCCTCCTTTTACTGAAACTTTTCCATCAAATATTTCCAAATCATGAGAAACTTGTTTATTTTTATAAATTGTATTAAAAATTAATTGAGCCCACTGTCTTGTTGATCCTAAAGCATCTTCTATATTTACACCTGTCATTGAAGCAATCATTATCAAAGTGTCTGTTAATTTAAATTTATCATCTATTTTAAATAATAGATATGTATCTATAATGCCATAATGAATAAACCAATCTTTCACTATTTCTTTAAATTTAGGTGTATTTTGATTATAAAATAATTGTTTTTCAAATTCATTAGTTGGTTCTGATTCTGGAATTATATATCCTTCACCAGTTCTAAATCCTTCAAAAGTTTTAAAACAATCATGATTAACTTTACCATATTTTAAATCTGTTTTAGCTAAAAAATCTAGTGAATAAGATTCTCTTGGCTTTAAAACAAATTTTTTATATAAATCCATAAAATCTAAAAAAATACATCCTGGAACATTTAAAGAATATCCATTATGATCTTGTTTTAGTTCTGACTTAAACCCAAACGGAGAAAAATCTGGAGTAATTCCTAATTTTAAAGGTCTTTTATATAAGTAATGAAAGTCAAAATTATTGCCATTATGTGCATAAACTATTAAAAATTTAAGTGTTTTTAATATTTTAAAAAAAGATTGCAATAGATGTATTTCATTTTTACATTTTAAATATTTAACTTTAAAATCGAATGTTTCATTATTAAATGAATATTTTTCGTTGATATGTTCTGGATTAAAATCTTCTAATCCTAAAATTATATTTGTATTTGTTAATTTATCAAAAATTTGTATTAAAACAATTTGTTCATTACATTCTTCTACATTAATTGGTGCTTTAGCTGTTGTTTCTATATCTAAATATCCAATTCTAGCATTTTTATTATAATTTGATTTATCAAAATCCCAATACTCATCTCTAATATTGGCATATCCTGGATTAGTTGTTCCATATTTTTTAGAAGTTATATCTTTAGAATCTTGAACTTTTCTTAATTTAATTGAATTATCTAAAAAATATTCAAAATCTCCATTTTTATCTTCTATAAATGTGAATTGTTTTTTATCTATTTTTTTAACTTTTGATTCTTTACCATCATAATATCTTTCATAATATTCCCATGGTTTATCTGGATCTCTGAAAAAACATTCGAATAATTTCATTAATTCTCCTATATTTCTAATATCTTTTAAATTATAACAAAATAATCTTAATAATAAAATTATTACATCTTAACAATCTATAACATATTTGCTAAATTTTTTAATACTTTCATCTATTACAAAAATGTTATCTTTTAATACAAAGCCACAACTTATTAACGCTTTTTTAGTGTAAGTATCTTCTTCATAAGTATATACTCTATCTTCTAATAAGAAATTATTTTTAACTATATTTTTTAATAAATCT